GTCGCCGCCTACGCGAGCGAAGGAAAGCTGCACGCCCGGACCCCAGCCGTTGAGGTGGTCGTCCACCGAGAACAGCCGGGTCCATTTCTTTGCACCATTGAAGCCGGCGGCGCTGATGTTGAACGCCGCGAGAAAGGCGGTCGCGTCATCCACGGTCGGCGAGTCCGCCAGCGGGTTGTGAACTCGCTGCCCGGTGATGCTCACGTTGCTGTCGGCGGTGCCGCCGGAGTTGGTGACCTCGACGTGCAGATCGATGGCCATGGCCCCCTTCGTTTTCACGATGACCGTGGTCGCTGCGGCGCTGATATCCACCGCATCGACGATCTTCACCGGGGTGCCGAATTTGCGAAGAATCTGTCCCATGGCTGTGCAACTCCGTCAGGCGACGTTGCGCCCGTAAGGCCGGTAGCGTGAAGCGCCCGACCGTCGTTCTCGTGCCTTTTGCTTACGCAGCACGTCCTGCCGCGCCGCATCGCGGAACGCCGCCTCTTGCAGGTCGCACGGGCCCGAGAGGCGCGACAGCCCGCGCAGTTCACGTTCGATGTTCAGTTCCCGCCGCTGCTCTACGGAAAGCTCTACCGTCTTGCGGATGGGTAGCGTGCCGTCGATCAGCGTGTTGAGCCGGTGAATGCCGTCCATCACGTCGTCGCCGGTTGCTCCCTCGATGTCCTGCTCGCGCTCGGCGTAGCTGGCCAAGGCGATGTCCATGTCGTTGTAGAGCACGATAACTTTGGGCAGCGCTCGATCAGCCACAGACCACTCGAAGGACTCACCATTCGGACCGGGTTTCCACTTCACTTTTTCCCACGATTCGCCGGGCACCCAGCCGCTGAGCTTGTGAATGTCGTCGATGTCGTGCAGATCGGTGCGGCCCTTGCCCACCGAGTCCTCCACGTAAAGCTCGCGGTAGACGTGAACATGGCCCTGGAAGTCGCCGAACATGACCGCGTAGCGCAGCGCGTCGCAGTTGCTCACCAGGATGCCGTTGGCCAAATGCGTGCCATGTTCGGTGGCGATGGAGTACACCCGGATGGGTTCCGGGCGGACCTCGACGCTCTTCACCGCCATGCGGTTCATGCCCAGCACGGGCATATCGCGAACTGCGGAGGGGTCGGGCTTCATGTCCCAGCCCACGATGGGGCTAAGGATCTGGCCGGGGTCCATGATGGAACTCGGCCTTGTCTTTTTCTTTTTGTCGCCAACCGCGGCGGCGTTTTTACTTTTGGGCCTCTGCTCGGACCGTGCGGCCATGACATCGCGCCGCCATTTGCGGTCGCCGGCCAGCACGCAGACCTCGTGCCCTTCGATGGCGTCGGCGCGGCAGAAGCCGCCGTCGGCCAGGGCGAAAGGATGATCCGGCGTGCAGCGCACCCAGCGGCCGTCCTCCAAGGTGACTTGCACCAGGGGCGACGTTCCGGTCTCGGTTGCGCCAACTTCCACCAGGGCCCAGCCGCGGTGGGAGCGTACGATGTCGCCGCGTTTGATCTGATCGATGGACTGGGGTCCATACAACGTTTCGATGACGGTTCCCGCCGGGAAGCAGGCGTGATCGTCCAGCTTCACCGGGCGATCCTTGCCGTTTCGCTTGCGGGCTTTCTCGTCGAAGTGGTAGGCCAGCATCTCGCGGTGCAGGTTCACGCACGAGGGGTCCATGGTGAAGCCGGGGTTGGCGTCTTTCCAGTGTGCGATCCACAGGCAGGCAAACGGCGCCACGCCGCCAAAGTCAACGCCGCGAACACGCTCTGCGTCACGTGGGCGCAGACCCAACTCCAAAAGCGATTCGAAGGTTCGGACGTGCTTCTCGGCGTCGAAGCCCGGGTAGCAGCGGCCCTCGGCGTACATGAACGCTTCCGCCGGCGTGTTGGGCAGTTCGCGCTTCAGTCGCACCGGGTTGTTGGCCAAACGGCGGACCTCGGCGGCGTACCATTCGTCGGTGCGATCGGGCACCGAGCGCCAGGGCAAGAACACCGGGTAATACTTGTTCTCCGGCGCGTTGGTAAACACTTCATAGAAGTCACCGTACGGGCCGGCAGCAGTGGAGATGGAAACGATCTGCCCGTCGGAGCGCTCGACGGAGAACTCGCAGCCTTCCCGCGACTCCTGAGCCTGCGGAATGTAGGCGTGCTCGTCGAAGATGATGAGGTTCACGGTCATCGATCGACCGGCGGCGTCACTGCCGGCGATGGCCGTCAGGATGCTTTCGCCGTCGGGGTGCCGGAAGGCCAGCTCGAAACGCGAGTTGGACTTGATGGGCACCTTCATCCAGTCGGGCAGGTTCTTGTAGATGAAGCGCACACGCCGCAGGAACGCCTTGGCGTAGCTCTTGTCCTGTTGCAGCACCACGGCCTCGAAGTTGGGCTTGGTGAGCATGCACCACAGGGTGTAGGCCGCGGTCAGCCAGGTGATGCCGCACTGGCGGGCCTTGAGGCACACCAGCCATTTACCGTCGGCGAGCAGTTCGCTGATGCGCCGCTGATCGGGATAGCGATCGAAGGGGATGGCCCGCCGGCTGCGCTTGTCCTCGATGCGCGCGTACTGGTCGCAGAACACGTCGAACGATTCGACGACGGAGGTCAGCTTTTCCGGGATGCCGATGGCGGTGGCGACCATAGGAAGGCGAGTTATGTTGCCAGAGTGATCGAGACTTCCTGCCCGATTTGAAACTTGGCGGCTTCTTCGGCGTCGAGGTTTAGCTCGATCATCCTCAGGGGGCCGGACGGGCACCAAAGAGCGATGCGATACACCACGGCTTCGGCGCCATCTCGCTCCTTGATGCTGCTATGCACAGACGTTACGCGCAGCTTGCAAGTCATTTCTTTTTTCCTCCTGCTTTTCCTTTGCGGTTCAGTTTGGCGATGTGCTCGGCGGCCCACTTGCCGTCGTACTGCTCCGGCTCTTCCCCGTCCTCTTCGTCGTCCGCATCCGCCGCGGCTTTCGCCGCTTTGACGCCGTCAAGGGCAAGGACCAGCTTGGCGGCACGGAAAAATCGATCGCAGGCGATACACAGCTTGCTAGCAGATCGATCACAGGCACACCCGGCTGGGTAGCGCTCCATGATGGCGCAGGCGCGAGCACGAATGAGTGCCCGGGCGTCGGCCACACCGAGGTTCTTGGTCTCTGCCTTGGGGTTGGCGAACTCGAAGTCAGCCTCATCGGCTGAAAGCGGGATCTCCGGGGTGCAGCACAGTGAGTCGTCCGCGGGAGTCGAGCCCTTCGCGTCGTCCACAGCGACGGCAGTGAAGTCGCAGCCATTCGTTGCATCGGTGAACATCTTGGAGCTGATGGAGTCCACAGTTGGAACAAGTGCGGCGCACCTGCAATCGCGGGGGATCGACGGCTAACTCCTTGTGCAGCAAGGAGTTCCATCGCTTCTGTAGCTCTTTAGTGTGACAGTGGCTGGAAGATTTTTTCGGCGGCACGTGGTTTTTGCGCCTAGCTTTGGCCGTCCTCGTCATCTTCGTGATCATCCCAGGCATCGCAGTAAGCGGACGCATCGCGGCGCAGTTTTTCGTCGAGGATCATCGTCCCGTACTGGCACAACCCGGCGGCGGCCAGCATGCCGCCGGAGTAGGCCATCCGCCGTTCCTGGAAGCCGGGCTCATTCTTGGGCGCGACCGTGTAGAGAACGAAACTGGTCACCGCGCGGCGCTGAATCTCTTCGATCAGATCGCGCATGGTGGCGAAGCGCAGCGGCGGGCCGGCGTCAGTCTGTTCTGGCTGCTCGATCATCGACTTTCACCATCCTTGGCGATCCGCCTTCGAGGAATAGGTCGGCGGCCGCTTCATCTTCGACGATGCCAACGTGACTCCCTTCGTAGTGGCCTCTAGATAGTTTCCCCTCGTAGCATGCGAGGCCGAACGGGACGAACTTGACCGCGCGCCCGTTGCTCGGATTCACCTTTTTGACCGCTCCGTCATCACTCACGAGAATGTTCATGGCATCCCCAGCGGTCGGTCCTTGCTGCCAAAATTCGTGCTTGCTTCGCAGTCGCTGCCACCACTTGTTTTCCAGTCGCGCGAGCTGTTGCTGGTGTCGATGCTTTAGCCCGGCGCGCGTGAACCGCCAGAAGAACCATGCCAACTTGAGCCTCAAGCGTCGGAGTTTTTTCATGCGAAATCCGTCTCCGGGTTGTGCAGCAGGAACGGTTTCGGCTCGCGGCGGAAGGCCCAGCGGACCAGCCGGCGCAGGCGCGAGGGTGGCTTAGGCTGGATGCCGACGAGGCACCCAGACGAGAAAGCACGCCCGAAGTCCGCGCCGACCAGGTACATTTTTCCCGGCTCCACGTAGGGCGACTGGATCAGCCGCATTGTCTTGAGTAGGTCATTGACGGATGGGACTTCGAGGGGCTTACTGGTCGCGGTGCTGTACGCGCCGGGGCCGGGCGGCAAGCCGTAGAACGTCCGCCAAGCGCTATCGTCTTTCTTGGGCGCGCAAGCCTCGTCGACCATGGCCTGCGTGAACGCTTCCACCTGCTCCGGAGAATCGAAGCGTTCGTACGCGCGCTTGCACGCGCTGCACTTGCCGTAGCGCGGACCGTCGGGGCGGGAGTGAATCCAGCCGTGCAGCTCCATCTGGAAACGGATCACCGCGTCGGTCTTGGTGAACGTGCAGCGGTCATCCCCGTGAACGATGCCGTGAAGCAGCGCCTCGGGCGTGACTCTCTGGATAAGTTGGCCGCGCTCGTTCGCACCGAAGTAAGCCCTCTGTCCCTGCAAGAGGCCGATGCCGTTCCACTTGATCTCTTCCGGGCACTTTGGCAGGTCCTCGCCGAATGTCAGCCCAGCGCCAGCCGTAATATCCACGTGCGGCTTGGCGTCGTCGACCGCGTGGTCGATCAGGCATCTCATGTCGGAATTGTCGCGGCACGCGGCCGCTTCCAGCCCGTCGATGAACGCGCCGTCCGCGTTGATCCACCCGGATCTGTTGGCCAGGCGGTAGAAACCCCGGGCGTTGAGCACCTGCTCGAAAGGGAAATCTGCTCGTGTCATTGCTGCGCCTCCGTGCGGGCGCGGACTTTGAAGATCGCGATGTCAAACGTCAAGAGGGAGTGCCTCCGTGCTCGCTGGAAAAATAATCGGGGAAGCCCCTTGCGGTATAGCCTACTTTCAGCTAAAGGTATGCCCGCAGTCAGCCGATAAGGATGGCGGCAGCAAAAAGGTCCCGTCAAGACCAGCAATCATAGATCCAGGGCCGGCTCACCGCCGGAACTCGCTCGCGCGTTTCTCTGACGGGACCACGCGCGAGCCCTTTTTTTTGGAGCCAGGGATGGCCTCGGTAAGCCATACAAAGAAACGTGGTTGCCCCCAAGGCGTTCCCTGCCGCATCGATACCGCCATTGAGCAGCGAAACACGCGAATGCGTGAACTCATGGCCAGCGGAGTCCCCAATTCTGCACTGGCGCGATTGTTCGGGATTAGCCGCGAGAGGGTACGGCAAATTCGAGCACGCCTCGGTTTCCCGGCAACGAAGCGCCGCGGCATCATTAGAAACATTGACCTAGGAAAAAAAGTAAGCCTTCCACTTCTTCCGCCTAATGACATCCACTGGCGTACATGCGAAGCGTTCGTGGGATATGCGGCTGGGTGCGATGGTTCCATTTGGCGGCTGCGAGACAACAGGCTCATAAAGCCAAAACGTTCAGGACTTGGTCAGTACGCTCAGTACGATTTTTTCATCGATGGAGGCACCGTGTTTACTCTAGTCCACACGTTCATTGCTACAGCGTTCCACGGGAAAAGACCACCTGGCCTGGAATGCGACCATATTAACCGGAACAGAGGCGACAACCGAGCAGGCAACCTGCGGTGGGTTACGAGATCAGAAAACAGGCGCAACAGTGACCGTTACGAAAGAAGCCACGGCCAATCGCTCATTGGCTCAGTGCTACCGTGAACCCCAAGGATTGGCAACATGGCCGGTGATTGGATCAAGATGCGGATGGAGCTCGACACAGACCCCGCCGTGATGATGATCGCCAACTGCACCGAGCTGGATCTCTATGCTGTTGTTGGACGACTTCACAAGCTGTGGTCGTGGGCTGACGCGCACACTGCGTCGGGCAGAATAGACGGTGTCTTTGGTGACGACATCGATCGCCTTGTTACACAATTTGGTTTTGCAGAGGCGATGAAAAGTGCGGGCTGGCTGGAGATCGATCAGCGCGGAGTTCTGTTCCCACGCTTCCATCGACATAACGGTAAGTCAGCTAAGGACAGAGGTTTACGTGCGATTCGGCAGGCCAATCTCAGGCTACGCAAGAGTGGCGCTGCGCGCGCCACGAAAGCGCCACCAGAACCGAACCGATCCGAACCGATCCGATCCGAATTAAAACCGGACCGGTCCGGTGGCACTAATGTGCTCGTCGGGCCGGCACCGAACCGGGGCGGGATGTACCTCACGCAGGCGGCATTTTTAGACCGCTTCCTCGTCAATGTCTCTGACGCCTTGAAACTGAGCAGCCACGAGCGGCAGTCTCAAAAGCGTTCCATCTACGCGGTAGGCCGTAGGCTCTGGAAGTTTGAGGACAAGATCGGCGCAGCCGCACAGGCGATAGAGATGGCCCGCAGCAAGGTTGGCGTGGGCCTGGACAGCCCAATCAAGGCTTGGCAGGCCACAGTAAACGAGCAATGGCCCAAGGAGATCCAATGTTAACCGACCACATTCAAACCCGAGTCGCCGTGGTGCTGAGCATCAAGTGTGCCGGGTGCGGCAGCGAGATGAGCCAGCACGACATGCCCATCCGCGTTTTCGCGCGGCTCATCGTCGAGCAGTACGGCTGGACGGAGTGCGGCACGAAGCCGCAGCCGTTCTGCCCGGTATGTGCAATCGAAGGAATCGAAGGAACCCCAACCGAGGAGGCCAAGGATGGCACCGCAGCAACAGACAACACGAACCAATGAGCGCGATCTGCCGTGCGACATGGATGCCGAGATGGGCATCTTGGGTGCCATGCTGCTCAGCCTCGACGCCATCGACGAAGCAACTCAGGTGATCACGGATGCGGACGCCTTCACGCGCACGGATCACCAAGTGCTCTACGAGTTGCTGCGCGACATGCGCGCCGACGGCAAAAAAGTGGACTTCATCACCGTCGGGAACGAACTGAAGCGACGAGGCAAGCTCGAATTCATCGATGGCGGGATGCAATACCTGATCACGCTCGCCGAGAGCTTTGCGCAAGTGGCTAACGTACCGTACTACGCAAAGATCGCTTGGGAAGCCCACCAGAAGCGACGGTTGATTCAGATCGCCGGCCAGTTGCGCGAGCAAGCCTACAGCCCCACGACCGAGGCCGCCGACCTTGTGGCCGAGTTCGCGCCGCAGCTCGACTCCGCCGGCGTCCGCAACGCCAGCAATGAGCCGCGAAAGCTCAAGGACATCGCCGACACGCTGCCCGAGTGGTGGGAGCGCACGCAGTCCGATTCAATCCTCACGGGGATCACAGCACTCGACGACTCATTGGGCGGCCTGGAGCGGCCCAGCTTGGTCATCGTCGGCGCACGCCCGTCTGTCGGCAAAAGTGCGTTCCTTCTGCACCTGGCGAAGCAAGCCGGCCGCAGCGGCATCCCCGTCCTGTTTTTCGTGCTCGAAGCGGGCGAGATGCGCACCGCCCAGCGCTTCGCCGCCAACCTCGTGGGCCAAAGCACTGGTTTTTTGCGGCGCAACGCATCACCCCAGGATCGCCGCTTTGCGGTGGACGTGGTGCGCAACGACAGCAGCGGCGAGAACATCTACCTCACCGACAAGCACATCACGCTGCAAGACATTCTCGCTACGTCTCGACTCTACGTGCGCCGCCGCGGGGTGAAGATGGTCATCGTCGATTACCTGCAAATCGTGCAGTACGTGGGCAAGGCGCAGACGCGCGACCTCGAACTGGGCCGCATCAGCCGCGGGCTTTCCCGCCTGGCGCTGGACAACGACGTGCAGGTGACGACGGCCGCGCAGTTGCTGCGGCCGGATCGCAACCAAAAGACGGAGAAGCCGCCGAAACTCTCTGACCTGCGCGAGTCAGGCAACATGGAGCAGGATGCCGACATGGTGATTCTGCTGCACCGCCTGGTCGCGGATCGCTACAGCGAGCGAATGGTCAAGGACGTGGACATCGACGTGATCGTGGCCAAGAACAAGGACGGCCCCACGCCGGCGTTCACCCTGCGGTTCAACAAGCCGACGTTCAGTTTCTCGGCGGAAGCCAGCGTGGCCCAGGACGAAGAGCAGCAAGCCCCGGCCCCGCCGGCGCAAGTGGAGGCGTTTTGATGCGCATCCCAAGTTTTGATCGCGACTACGTGTACCTGGTGCACGTGCTGCGCGGCGGCATCGAGCACGCGGTGTTCCGGCGCGGGCCGTTTTCGACCTGGGCGGTTTACGTGCCGATTGGCAGCTCGCGGCGCTTGTACGTCGCGAAGTCGCTGAGGAGATGGCTATGACCCGCAAAACCCGAGTCTATGTCGCCGGCCCCTACAGCCGTGGAGATGTAGCCACCAACGTCCACGACGCCATCGACGCCGGCGAGTCGCTGCTGCGCGCCGGCTTCGCACCCTACGTCCCACACCTCACCCACTTTTGGCATATGTTCTACCCCCAGCGGTGGCAAGTGTGGATCGACCACAACCTGGAATGGCTCCGCGCCTGCGACGTGGTGCTGCGCCTGTTCGGAGAATCAAAGGGCGCCGACATCGAAGTGGCCGAGGCCAAGCGGCTGGGCATCAAAGTGTTCGAGGACATCGACGACGTGCTGGGCATGCCGCGGGAGGTGGAAGCGTGAGAGTGCTCGCTGAATTCTTCCATCCGGAAAAGATGGATGGTCGCACCGTGCTCGTGGTCACGATGCGAGACGGCTACTGGCTTGAAGATGCCGAACGCCAGCTCATCGAAGCTGCCTTGGCCCGGCACAGCGGCCGGCGCATCAAGACCGTTGAACTGCTGGGCATGGGCCGCCGAACCTTGGATATGAAACTGGCCGACTTCCGGACGCGCAAAAACGCATTAGAGGCCCCAGGTTGAATCCGACCCCCCGTCCGGGTTCACCACGCCGGACCGAACCGCCCAACGCAAGGGCGCAACGGGAAACCGGCTGGAACGGGGCTTACAAACGGCTTGCAGATGGCTGAAATCGAAACCAACCAAAGGAACCCAAAGCTCTGCCACTGCGGCAACCCGGCCCGCGAAGGCCAGCGGAATTGCCACGTATGCCATGCGGAAGCGCAACGCAAGTACCGAGAACGTCAGAAGTTACGGATGAAAAGGCTGGAAGCCGCGGTGCTGGCGCTAGTCGGCACGTGAAACGGTCGGTCGCGGCGAAACTTTAGAAAGCGAGAGTGAGCATGGACGCAAGAGCTCCCGCCGAAGTCCGAAAGCTCGCCGAAGAAATTCTCAAGGCAGGGGCTTGACATCGGACATCGAGTTGATCAACGTCTTGCCTCGTTGGCCTGATAAACCGACGCACATAGCCGCCCGCCACACCATTTGGGCGATTTACTGAACCCGCGTTTCTCAGGCCCGCGGGTTCTTTTTTTGGTGGCAAGGGAATGCCTAGCTTCGTTCGTCGAGGTCGACGCAGCCACAACGCACTCAGCAGACTCCGGTCCGCAGACCGAGCCAAGGGCCGCTGGGATGGCAAACCAACGAAGGCTAAGCGACTTACCAAAGCCGCCCGTCGACGAGCCAAACGACTCGCCGCCCGTCGACGAGCATCGCAAGGCATTACCCCGCAACCACCAGCACAGGCGAAAACGAAGAAGGACGGAGGGTGGAAGAAGCGCACTTCCGACCAACTCGTCGACGCCCCAGCTTCAGCCATAGGAAACATCGCAGAGCACGTGACGTTCGTGGCGAACCATGAACAGCCAACCGTTAGTCAGCCGGGCGTAACGGAGCATATCCCCGGCCAGAGACAGGAAACTCACTAGCTCCAACGGCACGTGCAAAACGGGTGTTTTCGCAAGTCTCGCCGGCAGGACTTACCCCAAACTGCGCGCACCGTTCATACCCCAGAACCATTCCCAGAAACCTCCCGCACCAAACGTGGTCCCCTGGGAACCCAAACCATCCGGGGGGCCCCAAAGGCAACAACGACCCTGTGAAGGAAAAGACGGGGCAAGAAAACTCTGACTTCTCTGACTTCTCTGCCGCCAAACGATGGAAAAGGCCACAGGCCAGCCGCGTATGTCACCACAGGGGGATATACGAACGCCGCCCGCCCGCCCGCGGGGGTACCGAAGCCCAGCGGGGGGTCCCAAGCCCCTCCGCGAGCGCCATGATAGGGGTCGCCCGAGGCCCGATCGGCACCGGACCGAGGCCGCCAACGACCAGGTGGGTGGATGGAGAGGCACATACCTACCGTTTACGATTCCGCTGCACGAGGTAAAGCCCCACGGACGACGAGTGCAACGTAATAAGTAAATATGGGACGTACATCGTGAACATCGTGAAATCGAAGCCCAGCAGACCTCAGAGCGAGTGGGCAATATTACCCACATAAAAACATTGTGAAACGTATCTAGGTGACGAGCGTCACCTAACTCCTTATCCCATAAGCACTTATGTTCAATCTTGCCCTTCCCTTGCTCTTAACACTTTGTGTAGTACACTTAAGGCTGAGAGCTGGCTGATTGTCGGCTGGCCGTGAGTGAGTTGTGAGTGAAAGCGAGGTTTGCCGTGGTTACCGAGATGCAGGCGAGGCAGGAAACGACCTGCCGGGGTTGTAGCGGGCCGAAGGACGTGGGCTGCGTGGTTTGCTGGACGTGCTTTAAGCGGCTGTCGCCAGTCAATGGCGTCGAGCCGTTCAAGTACGCGGGTATGGAGCTTGACCAGTGGCTCGCTGCGATTGAGACGGCGAAGAAGCCTCCCACCGCCATCAGGATCGTTTGCGACAAGTGCGGCAGTGACAACGTGGTGCGAGATGCCACAGCTGCATGGAGCGTTGAGCTACAGCAATGGGAGTTGGCTGGCGTGCAGGACGCTGGCTACTGCAATGAGTGCGACTCCAGGCAGACGCTAGTCGAGATACCGATCACTGGTGACGCTGCGCCTGCAATCGCCTACGCGAAAGGCGGTGGCGCGTGAAAACCTCCAAGAGCGCCAAGCGCCGCCCGTGCCCGGCTTGCGGCACGCGTGGCGCGAATCAGATCGTGGACAAAGACCCGGAGAAACCTGGTCGGCAGCGGCCAATCGATCACCGTCGCGCAGCCGTTCAGCTCCAAGGGAACATCCCCGGAGGGGGTCAAGAGAATGATCGACCGGGCCTTATCGCGCGGCTGGGTTTACATCCTCCGCGACTTGCACCGCTGGTTTGGGCCGATGGAGCTGCTTGTCCGACGTCTGCGCTTACCGGCGGCTTTCCGTAGAAAACAGCTTTGCCCTCCGCCAAGCCGTGCAACGTGCCGAGGCCATGAGCGGCCGCAAGGTGAGCAATGCGGCTGTAGCGGCTGGTGTGCACTCGCACGACGGCGGAAAGACTTGGCACCCCGGCCATTGATCTTTCACTCACGGCCCGCGCGGTTTTTGGCGACTCGCGCAAACGCGCTTGGCCCGCTTCGATGCGGGCGCGGGCTTTATGAAAGCAAAGTGCCCCCGCGCGACCGTGAATCGGCGGGGGCTGTCCTCAACACCGTGAAGGAGTTTAGAACGTGAGAAAGTCTACAAGGCTGGGACGCGCCTGCAAGACGGCATGGCGCGGCGTGGAGTGGGCGGCGCTGATCGTTGCCGGCGCGGCCGTGATCGCAGGAATGGCAGCGTTGTTTTTCTTGGCGCCTTTGGCGCTAGGGGGTGGAAGGTGAAAACGGAAGCTAAGCACACGCGGACACCGAACCTCGATGAACTGTACGAGCTGACCGAAAGGTTGCGCATCCTGCTCATCGATGCAGAACCCGGCCTGTTTACGTGGCGTGAAACCCTCTATGAAACTGTGTCGCGTATCGGAGCATTTGACCCGGTGCGAACTGGTCTGCTCGAAGCCTGCCGAAAGGCTCTAACCTGCGCCTCAATCAATAGCGATGTTGCGTTACTGCTTCGCGCCGCCATCGCCAAGGCCGAAGGCGGTGCGGCGTGAGCGTATGCAAACACGGAAACCAGCAAAGCGTCGGGGCTGTGCGCGCGCCGCGCTGCGACGATTGCGACCACGAGCAGCACTGGCGGCTGCAATGGGCGGGGCAGTTCCACGCGGAGATGATCACCCTGTACGAGGGAACCATGCCCGCGTACCAGATCTCGCAGCGGGCGAGGATCCACGCCGACGCGATGGCCGAGGTGATGTTCCCCGATCGGCTCGCCCAGAACGGGCGGTAGATTCTTGCCAAGGTGAAAGGCTCCCATGCTTGAAGGCAAGGCCGCCACCGACAGCTTCAAGTTCAAACCCCCGCCGCCACCGCCGCGGACGGTGGAGCAGAAGCGCAAGGCGGTGCTCAAGATCATCAAGCAGATGCGCGCCGCCGACGACAACTTCCGGGACGCGGTGAGCTACATCGCCCGAGAGGCCCAGGTAACCCGCCCCATGGTGCGGAGATTACTCAAGGAGCTTGGCTGCTATGTCCAACCACGCCGACTTGTGTAAGGCGCTCTGCCCGTGCTGCCAGCAGAAGGCGGAGGCGTACTTCAGCGACGTCAAGGCCCGCCGCGTGGCCGGCCTGCACGCACGGCGCACCGAGCTGGCCATAATCGCCAAGCGCGTGGCCGAGCTGCGCGCGACCCACGGCTACAATTCCATCCCCGAGTTCGCCCAGCACCTGCGCGTCAAAAAGCGGCTGGTGGCGCTGGCGCTGACCAACTACGGCCGGCAGCAATGGCGGGCCCAGCGCCGTTGGCGGGTGCTCAAGTTTCTCATCGAGGGCATGACCTACAGCCAGATCCGGGCCGCCATGGCCGAGCAGGAACTGCCGGTGAGCGACAGCCGCATCAATGCGATCAAGCATTGGGGCCTCAACAACGGGGTGATCCGGCTGGAAGGTAAGCGGGTGGTGCGGGTGGGGGCCGAGTTCGACTAGGACCGGGAGCGCAATATTGCCCGCCTGTTAGGGTGTCCACCTAACATCCGCTGCCAATCCACTGCCACAGTTTGGGAAGTTTACGGTAGGTATCGGTCAGCAACGGTCATTGTTGGCAGCGCAGGAAAACCGCACGTAAACCATTGCAAACGGCGGAAAACGCTGTTTCCTGCGAATGGGCAGAGGCGGAGTTGAACCGCCGACACACGGATTTTCAGTCCCTATCGTGTGTTGCGTAACGCCTTATGAATCCGACACTTACGATCACTTGCCCTTCTTTCGTGCCACCTTTGTGCCGCTCCATGCTTGCGTGATGGCCATCGCCTTTCGTCGCTCCCCCTCGTCGTCGTGGATATAGCCCAAGGCAACGGCCGCGGTCTTGTGACCTGTCAGGCTCATGAACGTCTGGAGATCCACGCCCGTGCGACCCAGCCGCGTGCAGAACGTGTGCCTTAAGCTGTGGAAATCAATCCCCCCCTGCTCGGTAACGTCCGCAGCAATCTCGACGCCTGCGGCCAGTAGGTCCGCGCGGAGCAACGGCGCCGCCATTTCCGGCCGGGGGATCAGCCCCGCGAAGATGGGCTCGTCTTTCGGCTTGCCTTCAAGCCACTTCTTTAGCTCGCGAGCGGTCGATGGCACCAACGGAACGCTGCGGCCGCGCTTGTGCTTGCGGGAGTGAGTCGCCGTCACCGCAACCGTGGGATTCTTGCCGAGCGTGAACGATCGCGGCGTCAGGCTCATCAGCTCGCCGTAGCGGAACCCGGTCTCCAAGGCCAACCGATACAACCATCCCCGCGGTGTCTCTTTGGTGTGGGCGATCAGCTTGGCCACGTCCTCCAGCGGCAACGCCCGACGCACCTTCGCCCTTTCCAAAACGGCGATCTTGTGAACCCGAATGAGCGGATCGACGGGCAACCGCTTGGTGTCCACGCACCAGCGGGCGAAGTGCTTTAGCCCCAAAATGTAATGATTTGCCGTCGCCGCCGACCGAGCCCAGTGCTCGTCGGTTTTCGTGCGCAGGCCAGCTACGAGCCGCTCTACTCGATCCGGCGTCAGATCGGTCAGGGTAGTCATGCCCATTCGCGCCACGGCCAGCCGGACGCGTCCTACATGCGACTGGACGTGGGCCGGCACACGCTCGCGGCGGATCAAAGAAGCTTCCCACTCGTCGATGGCGGGGAGGATTGGGGCGTCATTCGCCCGACGCAGCAGGCCGAATTGCTCCAGCCGCTTGCGGTCCCTCGGCGGAAGATCATCGAGCCAGGCCGATAGTTCCGAGGGCGGAGCCAGGCCGGCACGCGCCGCCTGGGCGAGGTACACCAGGTTCCGCTCGAAGCTTTCTGCCGCGTCCTTCCTTTGGAATGAACCCCAGCGGTGCCTGCTGCCCGCCGGATCCCGCCAGTCGATGCGCCAGCCAGTTGACGTGCGGTGGAGGGACACGGCTAGTAAACGGTCGCAAGGATGCGATCAGCACAGGCAGTGCAGTCAGCTGCACCACCCAAGTCGCCCTCGAAAATGTAATAGCACGCCTCAATGGTTAGGGTCCGCGCCTCGAACAGCGACATGCCACTTTCACGGTTCAACGAGGCGGCCAGGAACCAATCATCGAAATCGCGATTCGTCATTCCGGCAATGCGCGAGATGCACTCGGCTCTCGCTTCCTCTTTCGGGTCGAATGTGGCACCGCACCCCCCTACTGCTAGTACCAAACAGCCCAGAAGAACCCCCATTTTGCGTGTTGACATGGACCCTACCTTTCGCCTAACTTGCGCCCTCGAAGCTCCCATCGGGCTTACCGCCCCGGCGAGCTGGCGAACGGTCATGGAATCGGCTGCCAGGAGGGCAGGTCGCCAGCTCCGCTTGAAACCAAAATGCTCCAATACAACCAACTAGCGCCCCTTCCGCGCGACGGGACGTGGCTGCGGCCCACTGAAGTTGCGGGCCTCCGTACAGAGCCTCAAAACAACGTCGTCTGGCTGTTGCATCAACAACAACATGGCCGCCCCACCGATGTCGCCGATTGGCACCCTGGGCACGCGAGACCGAAAACCATCGGTGAAGCTATCGAACGCCGCCTTGAGGGCGGGGCTTACGCGGAAATTCTGATTGACCGTCGAAGGTTTTTTATCCACGCCACAGACTGTGAACACACGTACTGCATCGGTCAACTGACACATTTTGTGTACCTTACGCTTACCTTCTACTTGCTTTTTGCATGCGCATAGCGCATACTTGATTCAGTGGCCCGCGTGGGCCGGGGCTTTTCAAAACCAAAAGGAGGCAACGATGGCCAGCAACGCAATTCAAAACGAACGGATTACCCGGGAGCGGAACGAACTGGCAAAGGCGGACGGGCGCAAGACGGCATTAGTGGGCGAGATTACCCAGAACCTCAACCTACTGGGCACGGACGAGCTGGAGGCCGTTGCCCTGCTCGTCGAGAAGGTGTCCGAATGGCGCGGCTAGGACTTGGACTTCTTGCCAGCCTGGTCGAGCAGATCCAAGTCGTAGACGCGAGCCAGCCGTATCCACTCGCGTCTTTCGGTTACGCTCGAACGAGCGAAGCGGAGGAGGCTTGCCCGCATGCAATCGGTCGCTCGACGTTGGATTTCCTGCGGGTCCATGTCGCCGAGTCCCTCCGCCTCCGCAACAGCCACAAGGAACTCTTTTCGCAGCGGTGCCGTGACCTTTACGCTCAGTTGTAGAAATTTTTTCGCATCATTTTTTGCCATCGCAAGTCTTTGTAGCACAGCGACTTAGGAACGCAAGCACAGCGAATGCACAGCCGTCAGATGCTTTTTCTGTTGACATGTGGCTGACTCTGGGCTAACCTTGGGCTCACTTGCTACGCAAGGAGGTTCGAATGCCCGCAGTAGTTCGAATGGTGATCCCCAAGAGCGAACTGAAGCCGCTCGATGATTTGGCCCCGAGTTATCTCCAGGGGCCGCGAGCGGCCACGCGCCGCGTGCAATGGGCGATCCTTGAATTGGTCCGCTTGAAGGCGGAGGAGCGCGAGCGCAAGGAAGCCGGCAATGGGGAAGCTCGGTAACGAAACCCCGAGGCTTTTGAGTTACGCGCAGCTCGCGTCTCGCTGGAGCCTGTCGGAGAGGCAAGTTCATCGCTGGCTGCGCCGCTACGGCGTGGAGCCGCTGCGGATCGGCAAGGGCGTGCGATACCGGGCGCACGACATTCAAAGGTTTGAAAGGATGTTCGGCATTCCACATATGCCAGCAGAGTAGACGCAAGCTGCACGGAGGCACAATGGTGAATGGATTTGCGAGTTTAACCAGGGAATTGCGATTTTTAACCACGGATGGCGCTAGGTGGTTAAATGCAGTTGTCCTGCAAGGAACTCGCCGACATCTGGGGCATCAGCGTCAGCAAAGTCTCACAGGCGCGAGACCCAGCATTTCGCAAAGTCGCAATTGCCCTAATTCATTATCCGGAAAGAACGCTTGCCGACCTGCACGAGTATGCGGCGCAGGCGCGGCGCGAATTGGAGAACGGGAGTAGCACTCCCCCGAAGATCTGACGAGGCTAGGCAGGGCAGGGCAGGTGCAGGGCGAGGCGCGACGAGGCAAGGCGGGGCGCGGCAGGCATGGCGAGGCTGGGCAAGGGCGGCTCGGCTGGGCCAGGCACGGCAGGCAAGGCTTGGACAGGCCGGGCTTGGCGGGCCACGGCGAGGCGGGGCGCGGCATGGCAGGCGTGGTCAGGCGAGTCCTGGTGCGGCGAGGCTGGGCTTGGTCGGGCACGGCATGGCAGGCAAGGCATGAGGGGCGTGGTCAGGCGAGGCGAGGCAACTCTTTTTTTGAGAGGGTTTTAGATGGCGGGCGTCAAGCAGGAGCAGGTCGTAATCGAACGGGCGAAGATCACCAGATTGAAGGTGCGTATCGTTGGCACTTCACCGTTAGTTATTCACAAATTTTCAAAAAAGGCTCGCGAAAAAATGAAGGCGGCAATGTCTACGCCAGCCAACCAGAAGAAGTCCAAGGCGACGCGCGAGCCACGCGATTTCGAGAACGACTTCCAGGAGGCGCGGCACGTCGCCGGCGACGGGTGGGATGGCATTCCAGCCGCTGGCTTTCGCTCGGCGATGGTCGATGCCTGCCGGTTGACCGGCCTACCAATGACGAAGGCGAAGATCGGCGTGTTCATCATTGCGGATGGATTTGATGCCGACGACGGCACGCCCTTGGTGAAGATCGATGGTAACGCCGCCGAGAAGCTCGAATCGTTAGTGCGCAATGACGGCGGTTCGGCAGATATTCGCATCCGCCCCATGTACCGCGAGTGGGCTGCAACCCTCACCATCGAATTTGACGAGGCCGTAATCTCCGCGGGCTCGGTAATCAATCTTCTTGATCGCGCTGGCAGGCAGGTGGGAATCTGCGAAGGCCGGCACTTCTCCAAGGATTCAAATGGCCAGGGCTGGGGCTGCTTCATGGTCCCCGAGCAAAAGGAGTAGATCGGTGACAACAGTCATAGAGCCAAGCGCGCGGGATGCGGCGGCCGAAACGTTGCGCTCTGCATTGCTGGAGATCGCGACAAACAACGACAACGCACTGCCGCCGGCCGCAATAGTGGAGGCGGCTCGCGACGAGGACAGCCCCCTTCATCAGTATTTTGAATGGGACGACGCCATCGCGAGCGAAGCCTACCGAATTATCCAGGCCCGGGGACTGATCCGACGGGTTCGCCTCACTGTGATTCGAGAGGCGCGAGGCACGAAAGTTGTGGATGTGGCGGTGACGAGGCAATTCCAAAGCCGTCCGAGCATGCGAAAGGCGGAACTCGGATACGAGTCAGTAGACGCGATCATGAGCGACGAGGAAAAGCGGGCAGAAATGCTGGCCCAAGCGAAGAAGGAACTTCGCGCAATCCAGAAGCGGTATGCGGAACTTGCAGAGCTGGCACCCATTTGGTCTGCAATTGATCAGGTGAAGCCATGAAATCCCCCACGGGCCTAACGGCCTCTGGTGCATTGCGGCAGGAACAAGGGGCGAGCAGAAGTGTGGCGCAATGCCACCCCTTCCTTTCACCCCCGCATTCGTACGCTCGTAGACGAAGCCCTGCTGCTTTTGACTTTCGCATTACCCCCCCCGTACGGCGCGCGGCGGAGCCGAGAATCCGCCGCAACTATGCTCACTCGATGACCACGGGCGGGTTGCTCCGCGTTACCAAAAGCCTGGCATGCCGGAAAGACGGTAGACCGAGCGAGACACGGCGGATGAGCGGCCAAACACTCGCTCGGCAAACGCGGGCAGCGGATAGGCCACGTAGCCGGATCGCAACCGGCGAGCCTATGTCGTGGGCGCAAAGCCACTGCTCGCATTTTGGCGCAACCATCGATGTTAACGGACACCCACAAACTCGCCGTCTGCAACGTGTGTGCCGTGCCCGGCAGGGTGCGCTGCTGCATCCGCTGCGGCGCCGGCGTGTGTCACCTGGACGAGTGCGACGATGCGCGCAAGCGCACGTGCAAGGAGCCGCCGCCCAAGGGCGGCAGGAACAAGAAGGGGCAGCAACGTGGACCGAGAGGCATGGCTGGCTGAGCGGCGCAAAGGGCTCGGAGCAACTGACATTGCCCGCATTGTGACCGGCGCCTACGGCGGCGCGTATCAGGTCTGGCTCGAAAAAACGCAAGGCGTCGAGGCTGCTGAATCCGAGCCCATGCGGATAGGGAAACTTCTCGAACCGGCAATGATGCAAGAGGCTGCGCGGCGCTGGGACAATGTCGTGCCCGGCGAGCGCGTCACCATGGGCATCATCGCGGCGAATCTCGATGCGTCGATCGTGGTTGGCGTCACCGGCAGCGACGATTGGGAGAAACAGCCTCTCGACTTCAAAACCTCCGGCGAGGCCCACGACTGGGGCGAGGACGGTTCGGCAGATGTTCCTGAGTACGTCTGGGTCCAGTTACAGACACAGATGCTCGCCTGCGGCGCAGATCGCGGCTACGTGCTGCTGCTGCTCGCTGCCCGCGGCTTCGAGTTTCGCCAGTACGAAATCCCCTGCGACCCTGAGTTTTGCGCGACCATTGAGACCATCGCCGCCGACTGGTGGCAGAAGCACATCGTCGAGGGCATCGAGCCCGACGCAGAGGATGACGACTACGCCAACGCTTCCACGCTGCTCGCCCGCCGCGCGCCCAAGGCCGGTGCCATCGTCGAGTGGAAGCGCGAGGACAAGAAGCTGGTCAACCATTGGATCAACGCCAAGAAGGGCATCGCGGCGCTGACCGCCATGGAAGAGGCCGCCAAGGGTCGCATTCTGGCCAAGATGGGTGACGCCGAAACTGTCGAGCTTCCCGGCGGTCTGACGCTGACGCGCAAATTGATCAAACGCAAAGGCTACAAGGTTGAGCCCGGCGAATACTGGCAACTGAGAGAGAAGGGAATCGCAAATGACGACTGACATCATCGAGGCACCATTCACCCCGGAAGTCACGGCCATCGAAGCGATCAGCCGCGGCGAGCTGGACATCCAAATCACCACGGCCCGCAACTATCCGCGCAGCATTGGCCGCTGCATCGACGAGGCCCGCACACTGGCCCTGCACTCGCAAGAGGTCGCCGCCTCGTGCCTGTACTCGCTGCCGCGTGGCGGCAAGCCCATCACCGGCGGCTCGGTGCGACTGGCGGAGATCCTGGTCAACGCCTGGGAGCACATCCGCGTCGAGGGCTACATCGTCGAGGAAGGTGCCAAGCACATCGTGGCTCGCGGCGTGTGTGCCGATCTCCAAAAGAATACCGCGTATCGCACCGACGTGCGCCGCCGCATCACCGACAAGTACGGCAAGCGATACAACGACGACATGATCAACGTGACCGCCAACGCGGCCATCTCCATTGCCATTCGCAACTCAGTGTTCCGCTGCATCCCCAAGGCGTTCTGGGAACCTATCTACAACGAGGCCCGGCGTGCGGCGGTGGGCGACGTGAAGAGTCTGGCGACGCGCCGCGACGGCATGATCCAGCAATTCGCCAAGATGGGCGTCACCAAGGAAATGCTTCTGGCTAAGCTGGAACGCCAGTCCGTGGAAGAGATCAGTCTGGACGACGTGGCCGACATGATCGGCGTGTTCCAAGCCGTCAAGTCCGGCGAAGCCAACATCGACGACGTGTTCGCCGCGGAAGGCCCAGCAGAGACTCCGGCAGCCGGTCAGTCCGCAAAGGCCAAGGCCAAGGCCATCGCCGACAAGAGCAAGAAGCAGGAAGCGAAGCCCGCTGATTCATCCGAGCCACAGCCCCCCGCCGACCAATCTGCCGACGCCGGCAATATGGTCGAGCAGCCGGCGCCCAACCCCGAGCCGGCTCCGCCAGAATCCAAGAAACCCACCGGCACCATCGGCAAGATTAAGGCCGCCGAACTCAAGGCCAAGCTGGAGAAGCTGCCGGCGGACGCGCGCAGCGCCGTGTGCAAGAACTTCTCCATCGCGTGGCTGTCGGCACAGAAGGACATCGAAGCGCTGAACGCCGAGCAGGCCGGACATCTGGCGGACGCCATCGCGGAGGCGGGGAAGTGATGCACGGGCCAGCGATCATCGCGGCACTCACCCAAAGCGACGACGTCACGGTCACGCTGACCGGACTTCGACCAGGCCACATCTTGGAAGATGCGGAACGCGAGCTGATCCGCCTAGCGCTGAGTGGAAACAATGGTCACCGCGACAAGGCCGCAAAATGGATGGGGATGGGACGACGAACACTGGGGATGAAACTCAAACTCTATCGAGACAGGAGCATGTTGTGCTGACAATCAAGGAAGTGCGTCTACAGGGATGGAAGGGGATTGACCTCATGGTATTCCCCGGGAAGAACACGCTGCTCTGCGGGCCCAACGGCTCCGGCAAGAGCGCCGTGCTGGAGGCGGTGCGCTACGCTATCGAGGGCCGCACGTCGGTGGGCGCAACGCCCGCGGCAGTGGCCACCTTCGCCGCGCCCGAAGGCTGCAAGGTCACGGTGTCGCTGAGCGACGGCTTCGCCTGGACCCGCGGGCTGTCCATCAATCACCACACCGGGGCCATGTCGCAATACCTGGAGATCCACGGCCAGGGCGGCCTCAACCTCAAAGAGGCCCACGCCATGGTGGCCGCCCACTGCGGAGACTTCGCCCCCATGTTCGATCTGGGCCAGGGGTTCCTCGACCTGTCCGACGACAAGCGGCGGAGCTTTGTGCTCGATCTCTGCGCCCAGGCCAGCAAGCACGAGGGCAGCGCGGCGGAGATATCGACTCGCGCCATCAAGGGCTACCTCAAGCAGCCGGAGGATCAGGACATCGACTTTGGCGAAGTGGGACCGAGCGAAGCCTATGCCCTCGGCGAGCTGCACGGCACCATGCTCCGCGAACTCAAGGGCAATCTCCCGGAGATGGTCGGCCAAGCCATCAACATCTGCCGCGAGGCCGCGAACTTTTCCAAGCGGGACAAGGACCGGGCCAACGCCGCGTGCGACAAGATCGCCGAGCGGAGGGCATCGGTAACGCCCATCGCCGAGACCAAGGCCGATCTGGACGCGCGGCTGGCGGAAGTGCGGGCGTCGATCCTGGCAGCCGAGAAGGCGCTCAGCAACCACGCCGGCCGCTCGACGGCCCGCAAATCGCTCGCCGATCAACTGGCGCGGGCCAAGGCCCAGGTGGAGAACGCCCGCGGGCAACTGGTGGCGGTGGAGACGGACGATGTTGCACTGGAGGCCGCCATCTGGGCCCGAGCCGGCGAGCTGGCCGTGCAGATCGATCTGCGCAGCGAAGTGCCCAACAAGCTGAGCGCCGCCATGGGCGCCAACCAGAAGTGGTCGAACGAGCTGCTGCGACTGAGCCACGAAAAGGAACTGCTGGAAGATCGACTGAGCGGCGATTGGGTGAAGCTGGACGAGCACGCGGAGACGTTCGAGTCCTACAACTTTACTGGCCCGCTGGTCGGCGGGAACGCCAACGCCGAATGGAACGCCATCCGCCTCATCATCCGTCGCAACACCGCCAGCCTGCCCGCCGATCGCCAGCGCGCCGCCGACCTCGTGCGGGAGATGGACACCGCCCGCGCGGAACGTTTGGCCGCCATCGAAACCGAGAAGGAGTTACAAGCCAGCATGGCCAAGCTGCAAACGCTGCGCATCGAGCACCGCGAGGCCATGGTGCAGCTCAACGACCTGGAGCGCAAGGCTGGCCGCGCCGCGCAGGGGCATATGCAGATCGACACCTGGAGCAAGGCGGTCGCCGAACTGGAAGGCAAGCTGTCCGCTTTCGACGATAGCGCCGGTCCCGACGTGGACGCACTCCGCCTGCGGCTTTCGCAACTGGAGGCCGAGACGCGGATCATCGAACGCTCGCTAAATGCCGTGGCTGAGCAATCGGCACTGGAGAGCGAGCACACCAAGCTGATTCAGGACGCCGAACTTAGCGCCGTAAAGTGGCGGGTCGCCCAGGAGCTGGGGGAGTCTTGCAAGTCCCTGCGAGCCGAGCTCATGGAGGAGCTCACCCGTCCTTTGCTGGAACCCATGACCGCCTGCCTGCGGCTGTTCGACGAAGGGTCGCGGGCCTACTGCCGGCTGGAGAACGAGAAGGGCACGCCCATAATCGAGATCGGCTGGCAGCGCGGCGAGCGCAAGACGGCGTACGAGGCCCTGTCCGCCGGCGAGAAGTGCATCGTGGGCGCCGCCCTGGCCCGGGCGCTGATCGAACTGGCCAACCCGCCGCTCAAGCTGCTCATGCTGGAGGCGGGGGAAGTGGACGAGAAAGCGATCGACACGCTCCTGACGGCCATCGCCGGCAGTGACGCGCAAGTGCTGCTCGCGACGTGGTTCATGGTCGAGACATGTTCTCCGGCCTGGACGTTCATCAGCATGGCCCCCAGCGCAGCAATGCAGGAGGCGGTAGCGTGACCGTCCAGCTTAAACGCGAATATTTCGAGTGGGTTTGGTTACGCCTTCGTCGGCGGTTG